CGTACCAATATGGGGCATCAGTGGGGGGAAACCTCTGACAGTGACCGTGTGGAGTGTGTGTGGTGTTTGTGTTCTCCCCTCAGTAATGATGCGAAGGCTACTTGTGACCGGTTTTTGGAGGCACAGCATTATGAGCAGGTAAACCATATCCCGAAGGAGGGGTTAGATGACTGATTTTCGCATGCCGGACTCGTGGTATGACCCGCCTGATGACCCGTGCGAGGAGTGCGATGGCGAGGGGTGCCGCATGTGTGTTGCTGAGTTGGCATACGAGTGGGCAATGTCAACGGATCCGCGAGTATGAAAGGAGAATGGGATGAGTGAGCCTATGAGACGGCCTCGTGTCGGTGAAATGATTGTGTACACGATGTTTAGTAATACGACACGCACGTGTCGTGTCACTGCTGTGCATGATAATGTGAAGAATGGGTTTCCGGGGTTTGATGGTATGACTCCGGGTGGTATGTTGTGTTGGGGTTATGATGATCAGGTTTCTGATTATCTTATGATAAAGGAGGTGGAAGTGGAATGAAAATTGATGTGCAACCTGACGTGAATTGGTTCAAGTTGTCCACTGATCGGAAGGTGGCGTTCTTTGCGCGACCTAAGGGGAGTGTGTCAACTAATGGGTCACCGGATCCGAATTCGTTCGGACTCCCCATGGGCAGGGAGTGGTCGTGTAAGGATGCGACTGATTGGTGTGAGGGGGTTTGTTACGCTGATTTGCCGTGGCCGAGTGTGCAAGCATTGTTGCATCATAATTGGGACATGTATCAGCAGAATAAGCATAGTGTGCATCGTTTGGTGGGGATGCTGCGTCCGTTGGTTGAGGAGTCTCGCAGGTGGGCGCGTAAACGTGGCGAGCCGCATGTGTTTCGCTGGTTTTGGTCTGGTGACATTCCGGGCCGTAACTTTGCGACTGCGATGCGTACTGTCGCGTTGTTGTATCCGGATTCGACGTTTTGGGTGTATACGAGAAACTTTGATGCGGTGCCGTCGTTGGGTCCTGTAGATAATCTTGCCGTGTATTTGTCGGTGGATCGTGACAACGTGTATGCGGCTATTCCTGTGAAGGCTGCTGAGCCGTGGGTGAAGTTGGCGTTTTGTGGTGATACGTGGGATGAAACTGCTGGTCTTGCTGCCCTGTTTGAGGGTGAGCGTAAAGGTCCTCGTTGCCCGGAGTTGACGGGAAAAATCCCGTTGCTTGTGTGGGGTGACGGTGGTACAGGCCGGGGGGCGTGTGTCGAATGCGGCATGTGTCTCACCGGGATCAACAATGTGAGGTTCGCCTCAGGGGAGTAATGGTATGGCTACAACATTGAATCCGTTCAGTAAGACCCGGAACGTGGAGGATCCTTACGCCACGTATCGGGGTCATTATGGTTGGGAGTGGCGTGTGCTTAAAACGTATCAGCGTCCCGATAAGGAGGAAGGTAATCAGTATGCGCGCTGGTTTTGTGCAGTGAAGTCGCCTTTCACGTTTGATAGTTTCGAGATGGGTGACACATATATTAGTGATGTGCTTGCGCAGAGTTTGCTGGTTGATGCCAGTGAGGAATGGGTGGAGCATTACGTGGATAAGGTGTCCGTGTAACATTATCCTAGGATAAAGGAGATAAGTAATATGAGTAGGCATGAGGTGACGATAGGTGATGCTAGTGTCACATTTGAGCAGGTTGAAGTTGAGTTAGATTACAACGATATCCTGTTGAATATTGAAGACACCATTAGTGAGCGGATAACAGATCAGATTAATGATGAGGCGTGGGATGCCGTGTCGATTCAGGTAGACGACTGTGTTGGTGAGCACTTGGAGGATTTGGAGGAAGCAGTGTGGCAGGCGATCTCCCGGTTAGACAGTGCGGAAACTGACGACAATGTGTGGGCTGCGGCTGCGAGAGAATACTTGTTGAGTGTCACACCACAGGCGTCAAGGTCACGGGATATGCGTGCCATTGTGCGGGAAGAACTGGCTGCCGTCTTGTTGGCGTTTGCTAAGGCAGTGAACGCACAGTTGGGTGCTGAGATCACGGTGGCACCCGGTGACTGAACTAATCAAAACGCAATGCAGGAAATGTCCGAGAATCATGCGGACGGAGGTTGACGGGATACAATTGGAGAAGTACATGCAACGCATCGGGCTTCTCCAAGACATGTTCCCTGACCACAGCGCCAACCAGCGGGAAGCAATTTTGGGTTACCGTGGCGGCTACTACCTGTGTCCAGAGTGTTGGGACAAGACGTTTGCGGATGAGGAAGAGTAGTGGGTTTGACACCTGCCGGTATGGAAACCGCTTTGACACGCAAGCAACTGTTGGCTTTGCGTGCTGCCGAAGAGGCACGGCTGCGTGAGAAGTGGGCTGAACGAGAGGACAGGCTGAGTGCTGATATTACGTAACGGATCGGAACCACTGATGTGGAGTGTCAAGAGTGGTGTCCCCGGTGGCAGAAACTATCTTGGCGTGGTGTTAGCCAAGTGGGCTAGAGGGGGTCACCCATTCGTGGTGTGGACCATGCATTCCGACGACGGGCGCCTTTGGGACTGCGAAAGAGGCTCGTATTGTGATACAATCAGAGATGCAACACAGGTCTTTGCCAATAGGGCAGAGGCTCCTGCCGCACGCAATTTGGCGTGGTTGGAGCAGTTAGAAGAAGAGACAACCAACACGAAAGAGGTTACTGTCAATGAGTAACATTTTGGAGACACTACCGGGAAGAAGCAGAAGCAGTTCTTACAACTGGGATCTGTGGCTTGATGGTCGTGTACACGAACTGGTATCCGGTGAAGATTTCACTGTCGCTACGGGAAGCATGCGTGCAATGGCATTCACCCGTGCGAAGAAGATTGGGGTACCCATGCATACTCGTGCCACCGACAATGGTCTGGCAATTCAGGCTATCCGTGTTCAGGAACGGATCGAGTGGTAGTCGTACGCGACGAAGATAACAATGAACACACCCTGTACCCTATTGTCGAAGTGCGTTGGGGAACGTACAACGAATGGAATGACCAAGTGTCACAACAAATAGAGTGGTCAGAGATGCTACGATCAGAGGTTATAGCATTGAACGCTGCCCGAATGCGTAGACAGGTGATACTAGGGGACATACAGGAAATGGAATCTGAACTGTCGTAACATAAAAGATCGTGGGGGTCGGGATTTCCCCTCCTTTAGTCCCGGCCCCCACACCCCATTTGAGGAGTAAAATGCCGGAAGAACCAGAAGATAAAGAAATAAAAGTCGTTGGAGAATACCTCCAGTTCCTGCAAGAGGGCATCCAATACAGCCTTGATTTGCATTCAAGTTTGCTGCAAATCGTGGGAGATTTTGCCCACGATCAGGGCCACGCATGGGACCGTTTAATGGATTCTTTAGGGAGTCTCGCCGCCGCTGAGGACGGCGACGACAGCCCCCATTTGACTGTTGTTCCCGACGAGGAAGGCTAACCAATCGTGTACCCCAATTTGTCATATGTGTACACCATATGGCATATGACCAGCCCGAAGGGCTGGTATATGCATATGCATATGGGGGGGGATCCGCGTTTCGGATCAGCGGGTCTGCTAAGGTGACCGCCATGACCACCACCACCGATGACCGGATCGTTCTCCGCCAATCATGGCTGGGATCTCTAGCGATGTGCCCTGAGCGGGCACGACAGGACATGCTGGGCATCTCCGAGTCGTCAGAGTCCACCAGTACCGGTATCGGTACCGCAGTCCACTACGGGATCGAACAGTGCCTGACGGAAGTTGTTGAACGGCAGGCACCACTGTCGGTGGAAGAAACAGTGGAAGCATCCATGGAAGAATGGGCACGGAAGATTCCGGAGATTGTTCGATGGAATCATTCGGAAAAGAATGCGGAAGAAATCGTGATCGCAAACACGGTGGCTTGGTGGAACGAGGTTCGTCCCGGTGTGCGACCCAAAGCGGTGGAGTGGAGATTTGAACTCCCACTCGTTGTCGATCAGAAACCAGAAATCTGGTTGCAAGGCACCGTCGATTGTGTACAAGAAGACGGGCTGCCGATCATTGACTGGAAGAACCCGGGGCGGAAACCCTCCAGTGAATGGGAGAAGAAACGCTGGTCGGTTCAGGCCGCAGCGTACACTTGGGCTGCCGTCAAGGACGGCATGTCAACTGAACCCCCCGGGTTTGAATTCGTGTACCTTGTGAAAGGTGATGTTCACAGGACACTTGTAGAGTATGGACCGGCGGAGTGGGCGAGTCTGGTTGCACTGGCCCGCTCTGCTGGTACCTTAATATCCGCTGACCTGCCGGTATGGCCGTTGAATATGACGGGCTGGCACTGCTCCCCGAAATGGTGTGGGGCGTGGTCAACTTGCAGAGGCAGGTTTGCGGGACCGGATCCATGGAACCAAATATAAGGAGATAAATATGACAGCGAACAGCAATGAGATTAGGGTTACAGTGACACGCCGCAGTGTGATGCAGGTCGCACCTTACGAATCGGAAGAAGCATCATCGTCGGTGGAGTTCTCCATGGATGGCAACGCTTCGGCGGAAGAGGTCATGGGTGAGCAGTCTGCATGGAGCGACAGGCTCGCTACAGGCAACTACGAGTCACTAGGGATCGGTTACGAGATCACGGAGGTGGCGGTTCGACGGTTGCAGAAAAGCGTTTCCGCAAGCGACACGAGTACTGCCGTGGCTGCCGCCCCTGCACGACCAGCCGTCACGTCCAGTGGTAATCCGCAGGATGATCTGTGGCGAGACGTGATGGACAACGGTGACAAGTGGTTCACCAACTGGCCGGAACAGTTGGATGGGAACGAAAACCCGAAGCGTCCCGCATACCGCAGATCCACTGACGGTAAGGGGCTGTGGCTGACACGCAAGGATGGTTCCGCTAACTTCCCGACGTTCTTCACCTGTCCCAAGACAGGTAAAGCCGGTGATGCCCTCACCGAGATCGGTAAGCAGATAAGTCAGAAGGCGGCATCCCGCTAGAATTATCCTAGGATAATTCGATGGCAACCTTGCTTTCCGAGGGGGAAGTAGCCCTCCGTCTGGCGCATGCTGTAGCGCAGTCAGACGGGGGTGAAACCTCCCCGGCAGTAACCGATTCCCCTAAGGGACCCAAACGGTTTCCACTCACATCAACAGTAGTTGACAGTCTCGTCGGGTTCATTCGTAACCCGACGGAACGCTGGTACTTGGGTTTCCCAGAATTTGATCTCGCTACCCGTGGCGTAGGCCGTGGTGAAGTGTTGATGGTTCTGGGCAGATCCCACACCGGCAAGTCACAAATCTTGTTGAACAGTATTGTCTGGAACCTTGTCAACCATCACGACACCCACGCAGTTATCTTCTCACTGGATGAGCCACGCGAACTGGTGTTGATGAAAATGTTTTGCCTACTGAAGGGCCGCTCCTCTGAGGATGTTGAAGATTCCATTAAGGCAGGCGACAAGGACACCTTGTCCGATTTGGAACGGGCTGCAACACAGGAACTGTCCCGTGTAGCGATAGTTGATGAAGCAATACATCTTGACGAGATGGCCCGCGTGCTTGATGAGGCACGGGCATGGTGGGGTGCTGACCCCAACTTTTGCATGATCGACTATCTTGAACTGCTACCCGGTGGAGATTCGGATGCTGCCGGTGTCACCGGTAAAGCGCAGGCAGTGAAACGGTGGGCGAAAGATCAACGTGTCCCACTAGGGTTGGTTCACCAGTCAGGTAGAGGCAGTTCACCACCGGGGCAGGCCGCAGGCTTGTACGGTGGACGGTACGGTGGTGAACAGGAAGCGATCTTTGTACTTGAAGTGTACAGAAAGAAAGACCGTGGCGACCTGTCCCATTGGGAAACACAATACCATGAGAACAGTGTCAACATGAATCTGTGTAAGAATAAGCGCACAGCGAAACTGTTGGATCAAACCTATTACATGGATCCAGTGTGCGGGCACGTTCACCCGTACCATGAAGAGTTGATACCGGATACGACACGGACCTGAACATCATGGATAGAACCCCCTCACCAGAGACAGTAACTGGTTTCGCTTCCCTCTTTCAGGGAGGAAGCATGGCGCAATCCTTAACGGATGGGGGGTTCTTCCCCATGGAAACCCCCGACGGGACCTTTTACCCCGCCACCGGAGACGCCTACCAGAACGCCATAGAGGGCCACCTGAAGCGCGAGGGGGAAAGTATCGGGGTGTACCCCCTGATGGCCGTACACGACCCTGAAGGGGCCTTACAGGGCTTCACAGTGTGGTGGGGGTGCGTGGACTGGGATGAAGGCCGAGAGGAATCTCTCGTCCACGCCCGCAACACGCATGAAGTACTGGCACAGATAGGTATCCCCGCATGGGTGGAACGGTCCCGTTCCAAAGGCTTCCACCTGTGGGTGTTCTTCACTGAACCATTACCGGCACGCATTGTGCGAGACGGACTGATCGGTGTATGCAACGTGGTGGATGCCCCAACGAAAGAAGTCAACCCGAAACAGACATCGCTTGTTGGCAAAAAGATAGGCAACGGGATGCGGCTCCCGTACCCGGCGCTGCGTGAACCCGGTCAACACGAAATGCTAGACCCGAAAGCCCTCTACTCGCAGATCCCACTCGCTGACTCATTCGTTGCTTCAGCGTTAGAGACACGAGTCACCGCTCACCAGTGGGAAGCAGCGCACGCATTATATAAAAAGAATGAACCCGAACCGGTACGGCGCGCCTCCTACAGTTACACAGGTAGCAGGCTGACAGGTTTGGCGGCAGCGATCCGCCGCAACGGTCCAAGAGTCACAGCAGACAAGCCACACGGTGACCGTTCTGGGACACTATTTAGTTTGGCATGCAACATGATTCGTCAAGGATACGGAGACGGTGACATATCGAAAGAACTACGCGATGCCGACGCCGACTGGGGCGGCAAGTACGCGAAGCGACCCGACGGTGGCAACCTGCTAGACATCCTGTTAACCGCAGCACACAAGGAGGCATGGACCAGTAATGAAAAGTTTCTCAATTAGGATCCCGCGCCGACCGAAAGTTAAAGCCAGACCACGGCACACCAAAAGCGGGAAAGTATTTACCCCCAAAGGAACCTTGGATGAAGAAAGGGAAGTGGCGGCTGCATGGCAGCAAGCCAAAGGCACCCTCTTCAAAGGACCAGTGGAAGTACACTTGGCGTACACCCCGACAGAAACGGTACTGACCGTTCAAGAATCGCCACACAATGCGCGAACACTCAGAGGGGACTTAGACAACTACGTGAAACTCACGTTGGATGCTTTGAATGGTGTAGCGTGGGATGACGACGGGCAAGTCGTCCGCATTTACGCTGTGAAAGTAGACTCCCTTGATCCTGATTGAATTAGAAGCATGGGAATACGAATGGGCATCTCACGTCGGTGCCCGACGATTCATAGAAAACTGGGGGAAACGTGACGCCCCCCACTACGACAAGAAACGAATGGAAGACGACCGCACCGCACAAGTCGCGGCATGCGTCGGTGAACTAGCAGTAGCGAAAGCCATCAACCAGTACTGGTCCGGGCATGTCTGGCACAAAAGCGTTCACAAAGATTACAAACACATCCCCGATGTGGGAACCAACATTGAAGTCAGGCGTGTACGAACAAGCACCAGCGCTGCCGTACGCAAACGGCAACTAGGTAACAAACTAATCCTGTTCGTTGTCCAACCTGTCGCCCCAGAGTTTCGTGCAGTACAAATCCTAGGATGGATCAACCACGACAGGGCATGGAAAATTGGGGAACCCTCCGGGTACGATCCGGAAGGAACCCGGCTAATAGCCGAAGAACACCTGAAGTCTGTGATAGACTGGAAGGGTTAGTTCAGCAACCAAGCAGCCACAAAACCCGGCTACCTTGGATGTGTAATGGCAAACACCATAGAATACCCGCACCCGCCTGATGTCATGGAATACTTGAATTCCATGAATCATCGGCGTCCACAAATGGCTACCAGACCATTAACAGATTTGGAAGTCCTAATGCAGCAGGCACCCGGATCTCAAGACCCCCGGTTAGCGTCCATAGCCAGCACCAAAGATTTGAAAGAAACCGTGGGTGCCGCCATCGATGCATTAGATCCCGAAGATCGGTACATCATCGAACAACTACTGATGCAAGGCAACTCGTTGCGTAAATTAGGTTACGTGCTGGGGATACCTAAAACTTCACTGGCGCGTCGAAGAGACAGGATACGTGAACAGTTGAAAGACGCTCTGATTGATGATCCCGCAGTGTCCCAATGGACACGAAACTAATTTTCTTCCGGCACACCACTCATGCATTGACGGATCATCCCCATCAACGATGTGATCCACACACCCCAAGCGTGAGTAGCATCATCAACACCCTCTAGGCTGGCGTGAAACGCCGCCAACAACATTTCTGCATCATCCTCATTGAATACGAGCAGTAAACCAAGCAGCCCATCTTCAGACCATTTAGCGTGCGTACCGTCCATGGTGTCAAACAGATGAGCGTCCTCTTGCAGAGCGTTGTAGATTTCTTTCTCTACGGTACGGCCCTGATCGTTGATGAAATGCTCCCACTGCGCATCATGGTCGGTTTCGTCCATGACTAGCCTGCGACCCGTTCCTGCGTGTACGTCTTCACAACACTGAGTGCTGCTGCCACACCGGCAACCACCGCTGTCTTGGCGGAAGCCAAATCGCTGATAACAAACACTGCTAAAAAGGCTTGCGCGAAAGTCCACGCTGCCCGTTCCAAAATGTTTCTCACTTCTTCTTCCCCTTGTTAGACCGTTTAGAATAATCGTACGCAATGGCTGACGCCTGATCCCGAGGGTAACCCTCAGAAATCAACTTGCCGATATTGCGTCCAATAGTAGCCTGATCCTTGCCCTTTTTGAGAGGCATGGCTAGTACTGGGGGCGACGTGGTTTCCTTTTACCAACCATCGTCAATCCCTCAAAGCCTTGCGGGCACCAGCCTTCGACGGTGACCCGACATGACCAATGCCGTTACCCGGCGTGATGCTGGTAACCAAAACCTGTTCGGCTTTCACCTTTTTGGGTGTTGAACCATCCCTGTGCATGACCCCTACTTCCCGAAGGGACGGCCACCGAAAGCGGCGTTCCCCAAATTGGTTGAACGCAGGTATGACGCGGCCTTCTTAGCCTTCTGCGACATATCCCACATGTTGAACGAAGACGTAGAATCATACGGCTGATCATCCTGTGACCCGAACGTATCCTCAAACGTTTCGTAACCTTTACCCTTTGGCATTATGTTTCCTTACTGTAAGAACAAGGCACCGAACGTGTCACCGTTCACCACCCCGTCAACTTTCAGAAACCCCTGCGATTCCTGAAATGCTTTAACCGCTGCCTTAGTGCGGCGACCGAAGATTCCGTCAACAACACCGGCATCGAAACCACGATGATTCAAATGGCCCTGAACGAGACGCACCGGCAACCCGCGTGAACCACGCTTCAACGGGGCCTGCTCAACCTGTACACGAAGATCCTTGAAGTAACGGATGATGGCATCCCAATCAACCATGGAAGGTTCCTTCGCGGCCCCCATGCCGCCCTCAACCCAGTTCCCCAACCAGTCACCCGGGCATGTCGTGGATCCCTTACGGCGATGCGTTTCCACCCACAAGCCCTTACCGAACGTGCGTTCGGCTTCAGCGATTACCGTCTGGATCGACTCAAGAACATTGACATGAGGTTCCCGGTACCCGTAACCGGTGTAACAGATGGAGATTGATTTAGAATTCCATCCCTTAGTGGCGGCACCGCGTGCATCCCAGCCTCGTCCTTCAAAAATGGTTCCCGTCTCATCAACCAGCCAATTGTATCCGATACCATCCCACCCCTTGGAGAGGTGATGGCTTTCATACGCTTTCACAGCGTTCGTCCCGCGAGGTGGCCGTTCCACACCTGAATGGTGAACGACGACACCAGCCACACGCCGCCGATTCAACCGGGTAAACGCGCCACCCTTCGGTGGCTGCGCACCCCACTGCTTCCTAGATACATGATTCATCACTGTAAAGCCTCACTTGTCCCGATTATCCTAGGATAAGCCTAGCCTAAACCGCCGCCCCCACCTAGACCACCGCCGCCACCTAGACCACCACCGCCGCCTAGACCACCGCCACCCAGACCACCGCTCCCCCCGGAGCGGATGGGGGGTAGACCCTCACGTCGCCTACGCATAGTCCCCCGGTACTTTTCCCAACCTCTCCAAGCAGACTGCACTTCCTCAGTGTTGGGGCGGGCACTGATGCCACCCAAACTAGAAATCCATGCTGCCGCCAAATTCTTTTCAAACTTTTCCTCTGAAGGAAACAATCTGCGCATCTTCGCTAATGTTGGCAGCATATTCATTGTGAACTGGACGTGATGATCTCTCATCTCCCATTTGCCGTTCTTCTTGCGTGCCCAACCGATACGTTCCATCAACGGCATCAAAAAGCCGAATGGCTTTGTGATCATCGCTGGTGTTTCCCCGTACTCCCCGCTGAACGGTACCCCCCCGTAGTCCCCCACCTGAAACCTTGCCCGGGGAGCAATCGCTTCGATTGGGGTTTTGATTAACGGAGTCATCTGCCAAGCCATCTGATCCATGAACTGGCTGATCCCGTAAGACCAAGGTTCCCCTTCCCTGTACTGTGTCGGATCCAGTCGGAACAAATCTTGAAACGGCATGTCCGGAATAGAGTACACACGGGCACCACCCCACTCGAAAGGCAACCGGATCCCGAACGGTTCCAAGAAATAATCCGGCACCGTCCCCTCCTCCTCAGTACCCATCTCCAAGTTGCGTTTCGTTGCAAGAATCCTGTTGAACTTCGACGGGTTACGACCCAACCGATCCAACTGGTAGGGAACATTCTTCCGCATCCACGTATAGAACGGGAGCAAACGCTGATTGATTTTGCGTTCCGAAGCAGTCAACTCGGAGTAATCAAACTGGGTTGTAGCGATCCGGTCCAGAGCATCCTCCATGGAGCCACCCATCTTTATAATGTCCATCCCGGTGCCGATCCGGATGACATCCTCAGCCTGCATGTTGACTGACCGCACCATACGAAACAGGGTAAAGTTAGAAGACCACGGGGCCAAAGACACCCTGAGAGGGGCACGATTGTTGCCTGTGGGAAGAAAAATGTCCATTGATTTCGCCCACCTGAGGCCGGTAGCGACATGATCCCGTGCCGTCATGTTTTCCGGCAACACTTGCTGCATCCCTGAGCGGACAGACTGTGTGGCCTGCCCCTTGCCGCGTACACCCACCCGAACAAGATCCGCATAGGTTGCGAAATAAGAATTGTCTTTCGCTAGTTCGTCCGCTGCCTGCAAAAATGTGAGATTCTTCTTGCGGGCCAACAAACCTATACGTGTGCTGGCGCGCCCAGCGCGCACCAATTCCATCAAATCGACATCGGACAGCCATGCGTTGTACAAGGCACCGAAAACGTTTCGGTTAACGAAACCCGGTGTGGCTATAGCACCCGCCTTCCACCAGTTTTGGAAAGCATCCACACCCGACATCCACTTGCTGACCTCAACAGGGCTGTTGAGTTTTTGGAAAGCGTCAGCGGCAGCGACCATGGCGTCGTCCAACTCGGCGTTCCCTGACGCCATCCGCCACGGCCCCCAGTTGGAAGTGCTGTCCTTCATCATGTCGATGAACGCTGGCATGTTCTTCTTCAACTGCACCATGTCGATGAAGCCCTCGGTGACATTGAAAATGTTTGCGCCACCAGCCTCCATCGCTGCCTGCGCTTCACGCCCAACCTTTGACCATTCCAACAGGTCGGCTGCCTCCCGTGAAGCAGCCTGCGCACTCAACTCTGCCGCAAACGCTTTGTCTCGCAACATGACAATCGGCAGCAACTGGTCTTGCAGTTCACTAATACCAGAATTCGTAATCTGTGTTTCCAACCGGTTGAACTGACCGTCCAACCCGGCGCTCACGTTCAAACCTAAACGGTTCGCATCCTCAACGAGGCTTTGTGTGGCAGTCTGTGCCTGTACACGCAACTGGACAGCCTCATCAGTCAAGACAGTGGCGTCATCAGCCTGTTGGGCAGCAGCGGCCAACACCTCGTTGTCCGTCGGATCAGTAAAAGTGTCAACGGTTCGTGGTAGTTGCCTGTGACCCGCAGGCGACGACGTTAGACGCGCCAGTTCTTCCACCCTGCTGCGACCCAGCATTTCCCCAGTGCGTGCATTAATGTTGTCAAGCAACTTGCGGGTTTCAGCCATGTCTAGTTCTTGAGTGACACCAATCTTTAGTTCTGCTTGGTGATGTACAACAGCATCATCTGCTTCAAAGGTTCGCAGCGACTGATCATAGTCGGCGATACGGGGGTTAACGTCTTCAGCCATTCGCAGCACCTTGGGATCCAAGATCATCATCTCTTCCCCGATTACTCCGGCCTGTCTGATGACCTTGTAGCCGCTTTCAAGCAAAATTTCGTTAGTCCATTCAACCGGGTCCCTCCCGATGTGGGCGTAGTAGAGATTTCCTAGATCATCGTAACGGTCTTCCAAAAACTTTTGGGCACCACTTTGCCGAAGAGGAAATCCCAAATCTACAGCCATAGTATGTGCCGCTTGGCTGTTGAGGGAACTAATAGGCGCATCCATATCAAAAATATGGTACGGCTTAACACGCAAAGTGTATGCCGCCACGTCAGTACCGAATGTTCCAGCCAATGCCTCATCCGGTGTCACATATGTTCCCTTCCCGAAAGGCAACATTTCGTCATCAATCTCCCCGCGCTCAACACCCCCCTTGCCGCCAGTCGTACCACGGTAGACCGTTATGTCGTCCGGATCAGGTGGTGGGCGAGTGGGTTCTACCCCAGCGGTAGCCCGCATCTCATCAACCTGTCGTGCAACCGGCGAATCCGGATCAATGGCACGAGCCAAATCGGCCAAATCCCCCACTGTTTCATCAACAATATTGAACTGTGTGATCTTAGAATTGATGATACCCAACTGACCGACATCCGGATCAGTAGCAATGTTTCTCAACACGTCTTCCCCATGAAGGATACTTTTGCTGAATGCTGCCTCCATGGTTTTAAACCACTGGCTTTCCCCCGGCCCGACAGTCCCTGACCCGCCGATAGATTTCAACTCGGCGTCTGCGGACTCCAAGGCACGCATAGCATCATCCCTCATGCGTTCAGCCTGAAGATGCGCTGAGGCCCAGATGTTGTCCGGTCCCGCAGTTACTGGATTGATAACATCGTCAGGCATGTACTCCCGGTTGGCGAGATACGTTTCCAAACGATCAATCTCAGAAACTAACCGCTGAACTCGGGGCGACTCGTCAGGGATTTCACGAAACAACCTGTCCACAATCGCCTTCAAACCCGGATTCTCCGGGTCAGTCCGAAGCAGACTATCCCCCAATTCTTCAACACGGCCAGCAATATCATGCGCCCGCAACAACCTGCTCCGTACATCCTCTGTGACCCGATACTTGCCTTTAGCAATCTTTGCCGCATTCGCCTGAAAGATGCTTTCCAACTCGCGTCCGATAACTTCCAACTCGGAATACAAGACATCCAACTCGCCAACAGTGTCCGTCAGCGTACGGGAAGCAATCGTCAAGTTCTCTATCACATCGTCGCCAACCCCTGCAGCACGCAACGCATCAGTAGCGTCCTCAATGGAAACCTGAAACGCTGCCTTCTGCCCCACAACCACCTTAGACAAGGCTACTTCCGCTCTTCTCCGTGTGGTTCCACCACGACCGGGGATGGGACGCCCCGACCAGTCGATCTGACGGGCACCCATATCCCACGAAGTGGTTCCATCGTCAGCGTACTCCGCTAGGCGGGCACGCATCTCCGGAGGAATCTCCATCCCACCCAGATCCTTCGTGATCGTCCGCATCATAGTTTGGGAAGCAATATCGCGTCTAAGGCCAATCTTCCAATTCGCCAACGCTTTAAGCACATCGTCCTCATACATGGTGCGCCCAAACGCCGCCACACTGACCTCATCAATCTGGGTGCGTACACTCTTACCGACACTGTTCGGTTTCACCGGTCTGAATGCACCCGACGCCTGCGGGTCGGCTTTCAAATACCATTCGCCCTGCTTGCCGTACACGCCATGGTGATCAAACCATGCGTGCTTAGAAGCCTGCGCCTCAGTCAACGCCACAGACCCCTCCGGCAACGGGATAGGCTTATCTACACCCCACTGCCGGTTCTTCAACCCGCGCGGCGTCATACGCCCCTGCACATCGAAATCCCACTTGCCGGTCACATCGGCTGCATCATCGGCACCAAACGCTTTACGAGACTCCGGTGTCATCGTCCGCGTGACATGCCCCACGCCTTCATCAGCGAACAGTTCCCGCTCGGCACGCCACACCCGGGAACCGGGTGCCACCTCATCCCCATACGCCCGCACAAGCGCCTCAGTGGCCGCATCCAGTTCCCTACCCGCATCCCGTGCAAGATTCTCAATCACCTTGTCAGGGAACGCCTGCACCTCCGGCGGCAACACTTTAAACCAGTCACTGTTCCTATTCAATCTGCCATTCACAAACAGATCAGCACCCTCACGGGTCGCTTCCAAAATGTGGTAAGAAGCCTTCTGCAAATGCGGATTTACTGCCTGCCCACCCTGATTAATTTTGACACGCTTAACAACAGCCGCCATTGTTCTATCCACAGTATCTTCAGCGAACGTGGCAGCGCCACGCGCCATACGCCCCGCATCAGAAAACCTCCACGCACCAGCAATCTGCTCCGGGTCACCAGACCGCAACATCGGTTCCAACCATTGAGCATCAAACTGGTTGGCTCTACGCCACGAATCGTACACACCCTTGTACGAGTCCTCTAAAGAAACACCAACATCTCCGGCACGAGCACCGGCTTGTATCTGATTAGTTCTCCTGAATGCGTAGCCGGGATCCATCGCTACACGTTTGAACCCGCGTTTAATAAAATCTGCCTGCGAAAAGAACTTGTCCCCAATGTTCTTTCCACCAACAGTAGGCTTAAATTCGACGTGCCGTCGGGCAACCTGCCCTGCCGCCTTCAACGCTTCAGGATCTATACCTGCCCTCGGATCTATATACCCGGGCTTCAACTTTTTACCGGCATCAACCTGATGCTGCCTGATCCCCTTCAACGCACGGGCAACCTCGTCACGACCCGAATTGGGGAGATGCGCTACAGGGATGTTGCGTACACGCCGCGTATCCAACCATCCTTGAACAAATCTGCCATCCGGGGTGTTACGCAACCCACCCAAAGCGTCGGCAACCCGCTCCCCGCCTCTACTGACTGACGCCCTGTACGCTCTCCTGCCGGGAATCAGATTGGCGGAACGCTCCATAAACTGACCAACGGGGCCGGTGCCCGGCATCCGGATACGCAACCCTGTATCCAACCCAGTGGCTTCCATAACTTTACGGCCCTCATCGGACCCGTCAAGACCCCGTTTGAAACCAACCAGAGAACGATCATGCTCACCGCGAACAATCGCTTTCCTGATTATTTCACGAGTCTTTTCGGCACCTCTAGCGTTTGATGCCAACCCCAAACCAATCAACTCAGCATCAGTTCTCCGAACGAGATCGTCCAAGGCGATCCCGGCCTTCTTGTACGACCCCCAACCACGAGCATAAATGTTCAACCCACCCGTGTACGTCAACGGATCCAAAGCAACATCACCAACAAACCCGACGATACGATCAGCCCACTCGTTGTCGGCCAAGACGGTGCCACCGGCTGCCACCAAATACGGGTTTGCAGTCATCGCACCAATGGCAGCCAAACCGAAACCAACCGTGTTGCGTTCATCACGGATCAAATCAGAAAACCCGTAATGGCTAGTTGCCTGACTCCACCACTCGCCCGGGTTAACCCCTTCCCCTTGGAAGAAGTCAATAGTTTCCTTCAGGGTACTGGTAATAGCACCACGCCCAAAGTCCAACACTTTAAGGGCAGTACTTAGCCCACTCCCATGCTGGGGTGGTCTAGCGCGATCTGCTCTTGCCTTGTCCAGCAGGGTTTGCCCACCAACGGCTGAAGCCATTTCATTTCGATTCAACCGCAGCGGCGCCCCAGCAACTTCGTTCAAACCTTTGATCGGCAAGTCAAGCCGATCCAAAGCCCCCGGCCCCTGAAAAGAATTCGGGGGTCTAAACGGTTGCGGCGTGCGGCCTGCACGCGCCTGTTCCAGCGCTGCCGCTAAACCACGGTACCTGCTCATCGGTATGTTCGAAGGTCACCGATACGTACAAACTCGCCGGTTCGATGGTTTATGTGCCCGGACTTGGCACCAGTGGGATCGTTCACATCGACGTCCACGCCAAGCATCTTGGCAGCCAACCGTGCATAATCTTCATTCTCTGGTGCCCCCATCAACACGACAGTAAGGTAAAGGTCTTCCAAATTCATTGTGCCTTCGCCAAATTCTTTCGTCCCCTTAAGAAGCACTGCGTCTTGCTGAATCCTTTCGCGCAGGTTCATCGGCACCGGGTAACCAGTGTAAGCCCCGTTGCGCATTATATCCTCAAGGCTCACTTCAGGACCTTCACGCAGTTCCGCTATCTGCCCGTACGTGTTGATGTCCTCAGGAGTCAACCAGTACTCGCCATCCACCACCTTAAGGTTTGGTCTTGCCACCAACAACCCGGGGAAATCAGCCTTCATTATTGAAGACGGCACCGGTACGGGTGCCGGATCATCCGGAGCAAACATGTACTTGCCGGTCACAGCGGTGTACTCTTGGGGAGTCCCATACCACGACTCCCCATTTACTGTGGTGTTGTACTTCCGGGCTTCTTCCTCTTCTTCCTCCGGCTCCTTTACAGCCTCGTAAGGGTCCTCCGTGAAGACCCACTCATCCCAGTTCATTGTTACAAACCCTGTAGAGCCGGGCCTCTGAGCACTGTCATTGCGTGCACCAACAACTTGCAACCCGCTTCCACGCAACCATGCACCCGTCGGATCCAACTCGTTGATCCGATCCACCGACACCGTAAACGTATTCGGATCATCCTGCTCCGCTGCGGCAGCAAATGGGTACACCCCAGACCGGGCCACATAATCCGCCACAGTCCCCGTAAACGACGTGCCATCAGGCAAATCTTGAGTAATTTCCTCATCACCCGCCGCAAAGATGTACTCACCATACTCGTCATAGTATTCATCAGCAGTGCCGCTCCAAGTAGAGCCATCAGGCATCAACTTGGAAAGAACCTTGTCATCGTCGGCGGCATCAGCGGCAGGGGCAGTAAACGTACCGTCACCATTCTGCGTGTACCCTGCACTAAGTAGAACGTTCGACTTCTCACCCTGAGTGTAACCAGCCCACTCACCGGCCTCAATCATCCCGATTTCCTTATCGGCAGGCAACTGCAACAAATCAGCCATACCGCTACGCATCAAACCATAAACCTGATCTTCACTCATATCAGGGAACAAACCAGCAATCGTGTCTGCCCTTAAAGCATCCTGCTGCGCTACCGCAACATGATCAGCAGTATTGACCTCTTCAGCCATCAACATTTCAACAACAGTGTCACGCAACTGCAGTTTGTATGAACCAATCATGTTGCCAATCATGGATGTACGCTCGTCGTGACTCAACTTGCCGATACGCCACATTGATTCAATGTAATCAAACTGGGTGTCAATCGAATCGCCATGAATGGCTTGAATCATATCCAACTCGGATTGGGCCAGCCCCGCTGGCACACCCTCATCGGTCATAATCGCCAAGATTTCTGCACGATCCGTCGTACGATTCTTTTTAGAAGTCGTGCGACGAGTTTCAAACGTACTAAGTAGCCGATCCATTTCTCCCGGGGTCAACACTTCACCCGTGAGAGGATCTATCGCACCATACTGGGCTTCGTAAATCTTTGATTCGGCCTCTGTCAAAGCCTCTTCAATACCGTCTATTTCTTCGATGCCACTAGCCAGCAACTTGTTGTGAGCATCGGTGATGCTCTTCAACCGTTGGTTAATAATGTTTAGTTCATCGACCTGTGTAGCGACGAAGGTGGGTACACCATCGGGTGTGCCGCCGAACCCGGCAGGATCAGCCCCGTCACCGTCNCCGGCACCGTCACCGGCACCATCACCGGCACCNTCACCGGCACCGTCACCGGCACCGTCACCGGCACCGGCACCGTTACCCGCACCTGTGGGATCACCGTACTTGGCTTTAAACTCACCCGACTCAATCCACGGCACCGTCGCCGTACCAGTCTCATCAAGGCGGCCCTGAGCATCCAACACCGCTTGCGCTAGAGCCGGATCGTGGCCTTCCAGCGTTGGGTCCATAATCGCCGGGTCATCGGCCAACATCTGAAACCAGTTTTCAGTACCCACCACCCCCAAGAACTCATCAATCTGTTCCGCAGTGAACCCATCCGCCAAAGCCTGCGAATAAGCGTCTTCCCGCATATCCAGTCGTTCATCACGGAACCGTGGATCAACCGGATCCTGATTCTCCAGTTGATACGGTGTCCAACCAGATGGCTCCCCAGTTGGTCCCACCACCTTGCCGGTCGCGGGATCTATAACATACCCCGACTCGTTCATGGTGTAATCGCCTGCCAAATCACCCCTGAGATCTGGCATCACAAACGGATCGGTCCCAGTTGTCGCACCAGCCGCAGGAGCCGTCAGGCCGGAAGTTGCATCGGCAGCATTAAACCCTTCACTGTACTGACCCTGCAACCCGGAATTCTCGTTGTACGGGCTGGGTGTTTGCGAAGCCAACGCCGCCCAATCAACAGCACCCCAATCAATCACCGACTGCTCTGTCGCAGCAGGCTTCGGATTCGGTACACACCGGGTCCCATTCCAAGTGGAACCCGGTCCACACGCCTGAGCGGCAACAGTGCCCCAATCAGTATTGGCGAAATCCATACCAGCCATCAGTACGTGTTCTCCCGAATCGTTGCAGCAATCTCAGCCCGACCAGTAGCAGCATCAAACTCCTGCCCATACCGGGAACCGAAATAGGCGTCATACGCCGCAGTATTCTCCAAAGTCAAATTAAACAACGCCTCATCCAACGCTGAACTAATACCAGCCTGTGTACGATCCACACCCGTCAAATAATCCGACAACCCCGACTGACGGATACCCGAATTTTGTAGACCACGAACACCATACCCGGCATTCATTTTACGCAAATTCTTTGGAATCGATTTACTCAAATCGAAACGGTTAGAAGTCGCAGTCCTTTGAGCATTCTTCTGCCCGTACGTTGTTTTAGCCAACGCCGCAGCCAACCTTTGAGACGGTGAAGTCGCAATAGGGCTACGCACATTGTAATCTGTACCGTACGGGTTGAAAGCCATTCTAGTTGAATACGCTCACAGCGAGTTGCAAAGTAGCCGTCTCAGGGACAACATTCAATACAACCGCACCAGTAGACCCGCCACCCGACAACGCGACACCAGCAGTCACATCAGTAATATCACCAGATGAAACCTGATCAACAACCCTCTGAGAAATCCGATTCAAACCCATAACTACGCTCCAAAGTAGGTTACGAAAATAGTGGAACTAGACGCGCCTACACGAATAAACCTGATAACGCTCAAGTCGTTATTCACCAACTCCGCTGTACTATACGGATTCAAGTAATGACCGACAGACGTAGTGGGTGTACCCCACCTCATCCTGATCGCCTCAGCACCATTCGTAATCATTGCCGCCACAGCACCAGCCGGGATGGAAGCCAACCCGATAGATGCGTCAGCAACAGTCAAAGACTCGTCACCCAGTTTGCTCCCCATTTCTGAGGCTGCCTGTCTAATAGCCATGTCTCTCCTACGGCTCTAAAGCCGCTACTCGCGTTTCGAGATCGTCCAATTTCTGCTGAATCTTCAACAATTCGTATTCGATAGAACGTGCATTCGCACCAACAAGTTTGGTGCTCGGCTTGTACACGACCGCCATCAGTCCTCCCAGTGAGACTGCTCGTCCTGCATCAACAATGCGCTCACAGAGGAAGCCACCCCAGCGACCAGTTCCTCCATCGCGTCTACACGGCTACACAAGTCTTCCATCGCTGCCAACCGTGCTTCTAAATCCCTGATGTCTTCCGAAACGTCTTCCACTCGCGCATAAGAGTGCATATCCATCGAATCTTCAATGGATTCGACCGACTCTTCGAGGCGGTCGATGCGTGCCACTGTGCGTGCCGATGACCATGTAATTGTTCCTGCGATGACCGCTACAGACAGGATGAGTCCGACCGCGATGGTCGGTATCTTTACCTGTCGAATATCGGTCGGCTGTTCCATCACTCAGCAGCAGCGTCGATTGCAGCCTGAGTCGGAGGATCATTCGGCCACACAACCTCAGACACACGGCTATACACCGACGGTAGATCCCGCAACGACTGACGGTATGTCGCCCACTCCTGAGGGGTGTGGTCACCCAACGCTGCGTCACCCAACTGAGTCCAGTCTGCTGCTGCCAGCATCCCGTCACGCTGGCCACGAACCATGTTCATGTCCAGATCGGCAGCCTCAGCCCGTGCGACCAGTTCTGCTTCTTCTTCTGCTGTCAGGTCGTAGTAGACCCCGTTGACAACCTTCTGTCTAGCCATTTCTATGCTCCTGTTACTCCGTAGAGGGTGAACGTGCTGTATTGGACCATTCCGACGTTGGGTTCCGAGAGTTCAATATCGGTGATCGCTGAGGTGCTGCTCCACAGTCCAGCAACCTGAGCCAGATACCACTGACTGTTCGTTGAAGAGTTATTCTCCACCGCTGTCTCAATGATGACCTGCTTGAAGTCCGTGGTGTTCGCATAGTTCGGAATCCAAATCTTTACCGTCCCGAACGTGTCAGCCAGAGTGGACGCCGACCCGATGTACTGGTACGCCCA